ATCGGCCGGAGGGTCAGTTGACCCCCAAGCATTCTTCTTAATTTGAATTACATTCGCCATTAGTTGAACTCCTCACATACTATTACTGTTTGGTTGTTGCTATCCACCGATCCTGCAACAACTCGCTTGTACTCCGAATCATCCGAAACCCTCAAATCACCGTCATAAACAACTGTCCCTTCCGCAACGGCTGGGAGACTGCTTTCTGTGTTGAGCTTAATCTTCGCCCCCGTCTGGAAGTCGTGTGTTACATATATCTTTTTAGATGCCATTACTTCGCCACTATTCTTGTTGAAATACTTGGGTCGCTAACATCCACCGTCACGCCGCTTGCCGTTGCCGTCACTTGTGCATCAATCATCTCGTAATTTCCTGCACTAACGACCTTGAAAACCGTGACATCGGGGATGTACCCAAATGTATGCGAAAACTCGCAGGGGTAGTTGCTGGTGTTTGGAACGAACTCAATAACCTTCGGAGCAGAGCTTGTGGTTATCGTTGAGTCACCGTTCGCCTGGGTTGTCGTTTGGTCTGGGTAAATAAAGTTATCTGTTTTCAGCGCAACCTTCCCATCAGCATCTCGCTTAACTAACGTCGATTGACCATCTTCAGCAGAGGAATATTTCAGATCGTTCGCGTAGTTATTGCTGAACCGATTAACACCTGGGATCTCTTCGTAAATTTTCCTTATCTCGCCGGCCGTCATGTTCTTGCCAGCACCTTCCTCTATCTCCAGCTTGGTGAGCACCGACTTAACCTTGGCCTCAATGTTGGCACTGTCCAGGGTAAGCGTCCCGTCATTAGCGAGTGTGGCATCGCCGGACACGGTCTGGGCGCTTAGCTTCTTATCGGCTCCACCGACCAGTATCTGGGCATCAGCGACCTGGGCCAGCTTGCCGTGCTTGATCTTTGCCTGACCGCTGATCTGGCGGTCCTTCACAGAACCAGGCGGCAACGATTTCCCTCCCTCAATCAAACTCTAACCTCCAAATAAACAAGCGGACTCTGAACGACTTTCTGCACCGCAAAACTTGAATCCAGAAGCATCATGTCACACCACCACCAAGTACCATGCTTATCTGGGTTATTTATGTCCGTATCTTGTTTCATAAACTTGCTACCAAATGGTCCAATTTCTATCACGCAAGTGTGAGCATATGGAGTGGACACATTAACAATATCTCGCAAGGGATCAGTCCATCGCGACTTACCGTTGTTATCGTCATCGGTCCGAAACTCTTCTGGGTTTCCTCCTCTCACGGGATAACCAAAAGGCGAGGTCGAACTGATGTTGTTAGGGTGAACGCCGCCAATTTCTATTCTGTCAGACTGCACCCATCTATACGCTACTCCCCCTGTGTAATAATTATGCTTGGTTGCATCGTAACTTGTTTGAGCAACCATCGTCGCAACATCATCTTTGTTTACTACCGGATCTATAGGGTAAGAAATAAATTGAGGGTAGTGGGTTCTGTGCTCCACAATCGCATCACCGGAGGCCACTGGCCCATCAAAAAGTCCCGTCAAGGTCTGAGCGCCGTCAGCACCTGTGTGCGCGGCGGTCAAGGTGAGAGTGGTTCGCTTGCTGGTCACATAATTTCCATCCGCTGTTGTGTTGGCAAAAACAATCTTATCACCAGCCGTGGCATCGTCAGGAAACCCGCTCACATCGATCTGGCCATAAGCGCCGGCCCTCCAGGTGTCACCAGCAGCAACACAATTGGCTTCTGTTGTGTATAAGCCATTGGCCGTAAATGTTGTCCCGTCATAGCACTGAGGTCCATAACCAGACGCAGAAGTAAATGCCTCAGACGCTGTCCTGGCAGGGTCAAAGGTTGTGATTGATGTTGCCGCGCTGGATGGATCTTGGTGCAAGCCCCCAACGAAGCTAGGGTTGAAAAAAAGATTATGTAAGCCCTGGCTCATACTTCTGCCGAGTAACCAATCAGCACATTACTATTAGGCCATCCGGTGACAGCCATGACACCAGCCTTGCCGGCCCCCAGCCTTGCCGGAGGTGTGCTGCCTATAAACCTAATCTTGCCGTTATCGGGAGCCTCAAAGTTAAGCTTCACCGAGTTAGTTGAGGTTAAATTAAACACAACCAGCATGATGTTTTTTGCAAAACCTGAGTCAGGTAAATTGCTGAACTTTATCGTGAGGGTGTACTCGCTACTACTAGGATTTTTACAAGCAATGGCCTGGACAGGGTTGCCGTCTAAATTAACAGTCTTAGTAGTGTTTTCATCAACCAGACTGCCAGAAGTAAGATCTGTTAAAGCGACCTGTGTTGTGAAGGTGGACTTCAAAAGGTTCTCCACCGACACCCTTCTCAGGCTGTCATGGACATCTCCGTTCTCCTCAGAATTAGCATCGGCACTGACATTGCAGATCAGCAAGTGATCGTTCGCCGCAACATCCTCCTGAGCCCACGTTCCTCCGGCGGCTTCGCACGTTGAGATATAGCGCTTGGTTGAGTCCACAACGCCGTCAATCGTGCATTTGCCCATGTCCCTGGCTCCCCTCACCACATTCTCGCTTTGAGACTTGCGAAGAGAATCGTGATCCACCGTGTTGTTTGACGGTGTGATTCCGGTTGTGGAACTAACACCGCCCCCGATGTTGTTGCCTTCTGATGGCAGAGTGACAGCTTCAATCGCTTTAAGGCTTCCGTTCGCAGCGTTAGCTGTGCTCGCGCTCCCCACAAGGAGAGCCCCAGCCGCCACACCTTCCATCTTGGAAAGCTGCACACCAGCGTTGGCTGCTACCTCGCTGTTTGACAGAGAGTTCTCTATCGTCACAGAAGGGTTGGCAGCGTTTCGCAGCTTCGCCCTAGTTACATTCTCGTTATCGGGGAACGTCTCCCCTGGGACTACTTTTGCGGTTAATGGCATCTTATCTCCTCGTTGTAATTGTTGTTGCGTCCGGTGTGCCTAGAACCTCGGTGGTTTTCACCTCGGCCACACCCTGCGTGTTTTTTATCTTCATCTGCATATAACTTCCCTTTAAATTAAATCTCTTTTTCTGTAGCGAGTCCTGTCGCTTGTCTGGGTCCACACCGTCCTTTGGATCAAAAGCCGTGCCTGGATCTATGCTGTAGTCCTCCCTGTCTGGGTCCAGGTTGTCGTTGTTTGTGTTCGACTCCACATAGTCCGCTTTATCGAATGGCCGGTGATATTTCGTTCGACTAAACCTAAGATCTTCGACGATCTTCTCGGTTTCCTTCACGCCGTCCATCACACAGGTGATCGTTATACCGCCGGAATTTCCGACCACATTGTTTGTCGATATTCCTACGTTAGCCTGTTTGAACGCCTTGAAGTCGCCGCTGTTCATTGAGTAGCCGCGAGTACTCACCTCGGTCACGATGTCATCGTACACGCTGTTACGGCCGGAAGTCGTTGCGGTGACTGTCCGTTCATCGTAGTCATCGCAAAGTATAGGGTCGTCATAGACCCCCAGGTAGCCCTCGGTTGTCACCATGAACAGGCGCTCAGCCCCTCCGAACTTAAACGTGATAAAATCCTTTATTCCGACCTCACTGACCCAACCACTGCCGGCGGCTGTCCATGTATTGGTCTGTGTCCAGGTTCCCCCCGCTGCAACACAGGCAGACTTTGTGGTGTGAGAACCTCCCCCTACACTGCAAGTGCCTACAGCCTCGCAGCTAACCTTGTCGGTCTTGTTTGCGTCACTGCAAGTACCCCCGAAAGCCACACAGGCTCCCTCACTGGTGTACTGGGTTGCCCCGTCACAAGAACCCTCCTTGCTGAAAGCTATGCCCTTATCGTAACCACTCCACGCACCGTTTCTGAAATCGTAAACCGCAATAACATTGCACTCAGTCGCACCATCGACAGGCAGCGCCCAATACGCTCTGTTCCCCCAGTATGCAGCGACAGCCTTGTGAGCGTAATCCCAGTTGACTCTGTCGATCAGCGGCTGAATAGCATCTGAGGCCGGCACATCTTGGCCCTGCAACTTACCGGACTCATGCAACTGCAAACTAACTATGCCGCGCTGGTCCGAAAGAAACCAAACATCTCGGCCAACCGTTGTGACCGCCTTAGCACTAACCAGCCCAAAGGTGCGCGTTATCTCGTCCAAATAAATATCCGACAAATTGCCTACAATGTTCCGCACGGCATACACCGAGGACTCTTTGAAGCAGAGCAGCGTTGTCTGATCAAATTTCCATAGAGCCACAAGCTTGTCCTCCGAGCCCTGGTTGATCCTAAAATTAGAGAGCACCGGCTGATAGCGGGTGTATGAAAGGAAATCGCTCGCTGCGACCAGGTCGCGTGAGTGGGGTATCAGCAATCGGTTTTGAAAGAACAGGCCGCTCCCTGCATTCGGGATCTGGTCTGTCCCATCATCGACCATCGTCCGGTCCTCATTTTCCTCTATTGTGGTGTCGGTTTCCTCCTGGGTAATCGCAACAAAACCGTCATCGATTCGGTCACACTTCAGGGGAGGAAGATCCTCTCCCCTAAACATGATCACCACATTGAAACACTGAACGAAGGTGACATCGTTCTCGTCAAAGGTGAGATTACTGTTGATGGTCTGGATGTCATTGCCGGCTGTCAGTGCATAGACCTTGTGAGATCCGGCACTGCCCTCAGCGCTCGCTACAAGCATCCAGTTGACTCCGATGGGGTCACTGAACTTACCGACACCCTTGACGTTTGAAAATGGCTTGAAGCCTATGTTACGGCCCCCTGTGCTATGGTTGGTGATCTCTGTGTTGGTCTGATTGACCCAGCCAACCTTCTTCAGCCCCTTGCGAGGCTTGATGACGCCATTCTCAAACCTGACGTTTACAGCATCAGAAACAAAACCAGGCTTCAGCTTGTCAGGGCTGAGCTTCTGGTTGACACCAACGAAAGCAGTGTCGCCATCATTTAATGGAAGTGGGTGCGGCATTTGTCATTGTCGTTTTGCGAGCTCCGCTTCAAGACGGTTTATCTCCTTGAGCACTCCCGCTGTGAAATGTGGTGCTACCCTCGCTGCCGCCTTCGCCTCTGGGTGCTGCATCCACCTCTCCGCTCCATTGAACCGAACCACATGACATCCCGCTGTGCTTGCCAATAAAAGCGTCAACAGCGCTATCTTTCTCCATCCTGTGAGCCTCGGCCTGGGCATTCCTAAAGTGAAAAACTGCGTCCTCTAAAATGTCTGCCAATTTAGGGAACGCCTTAAATAATCCGCTTATAATGTTAAGCAGACTTATCATCAGCGGCAGGGATTGCCTTCTGGACCCCTGCCCTCAAAAATATACTGAGAACGCAAGTGATCCCTATGCTTAATGCAGCTTGAAGCTCCATCTCCCCAGCAAGGTAACTTCCCGCCGCCGTCAACAGGCCGGCCACTGCCGCCATTACTGTTTTAGATTTCTTCATTTTTTGTTCATATACAAGTCATATGTTTTCTTACCAACATACAACAAACTTAAAACCGATATAACCAACTTTAAGATTATATCGATCTCAACCAACGCCGAACCAAGTCCGGCCCCGCCTACCGCCAAAACTCTAAAATCCGACCATTCAAGATTCACTTGGAGATTCCTCAGCCGGTGCATCGCACTTGCTGCAAGCCTCCAGGTGATCCATGAGATCCTGAGCCGCACTCTGACAAGCGTCATGCTGTTGTTTGCTTAACAGAGCATTTGCCGCCGCCTGGTACAGCATCCCTAGTTTCTGCTTCAACTCTTCTACCTTTTTCGCGTCCATAAAAATTATACAAACTCAACAAACGTCACAGTAGTTGCATCTGCTGTTATTGGCCCTGTGTAATTATCCAAAACAAACGATGCGTCAGGAGTCCTATAAACCCCTAAAGCAATGTCATGGTCAGTGTTTGTCGGAGTTGCACTCGCAAACCTTATATACTTCACAGCGTTTGCCGTGTTGGTGATAATCACCTTTTTACGAAACTCATTAGCCGCAAGCGAGGCACTGTCCGTTGACCTATTTGCTACTTCGTTCTTTGCTTCTGTTACTGTCATCTTAATAAACTCCGATTTCTACTCTTCT